GGGAGCCCCGGGCCCCAGGCTTGCCGGGGCCGAGGTCCTTCCCCCGGGCGGGACCGATGACCGGAACCCAGGCGAGCGTCCCGTTCGGGTGATCCTGGATCGTCTGGGCCTGGATGATGGGATACACGGAGAGGTTCCGGGCCGCGCACTCCTCGTCCTGGTCACCGTCCATCGCCTGGACCTGCTCCACCCCGTAGCCCTGATACGTGGTCAGGGCCGCGGAGTTGTAGGCCATCATCGTCTCGGTCCGGGCGATCAGTTCGGAGCGGGCCCGGTCGAACGTGGGGAGCCCCTGGAGCCGCTCCTCCAGGAGGCGGGTGGTCTCGTTGATGGGGAGCCCGTCACGGATGGCCTCCTCCACGGTGGACTGGACGACCGCCATGACCCGCGCTCGGGTCGTCCCGTTGATACCGGTGATCCGTTCACCGCCGTCCCGGAGGACCTTGGCGACCGCCGTGTCCGCGAGGTCGGTCACGGGGCCAGGACGTCACCGATATGGGAGGCGGTCGCCTCCGCCACCCGGGCCTGCTCCGGGGCCAGGGCCGCGCGCATCCGCCGGTCCCACTTCGGGCCGTTCCACCAGGCGTCATCGTCCCCAGGGTTCGCCACGATGTGCGCGGCGTTGGCCCGGACGCGGGCGATGATCTCTCGCTTCTGCTCCTCCAGGACGTCATCCACGGCGGAGGACATGGCCGGTATGGCGCTCTTCTCCACCTGGGCCCGGAGGCGGGTCAGGGAGGTCTGCATGGATCGGGCGAACCGGGTCGGCGCGGCCTTCACGGGGCCCGCCTTACCCGGGCCAGGGGACGACTGCCCATCGCCGTCCTCCTGACCCGGGGCCGGGACGGCGGGGGGACCGTCCGGCGGAAGAGGCGGGAACGGGCCCGCGGGTTCGGGCGGCTCGGGCTTCTCGCCGCTCGCCTCGTACGCGACCGTCAGATTGACCGGGAGCCATACCTCATCATCCCGGGGATCCGCGGGCTTGCCCTCCTCCGCGAACGGCGGGAGGCCGATCAACTCTCGTCGCTCGCGGTTCGTGAGGGGCAACTCCCGGGCCTTCGCGGCCATCTCATAGAGCGGGAGCCGGTCATCGAACTCCGGCTCCTCGACCTCCAGTTCGATGACCGCGGTGAGGGGGTCCAGGAGGGAGCCCTGGATCGTCTCGACCATGGCCCGGACGCGGTCGTGGACCGCGCCCTGCATGAGGATCGCCTCATCGTACTTGCGGGTATCCCCGGAGTTCAGGCCCGCCGGAGAGGGGATCCCCGCGGTCGCCGGGGGAACGCCCCAGACCGCCAGGATGTCATCCCGGTTCATCTTGCCCAAGGCTTCGAGGTTCAGTTCATGGGGGTTCGCCGCGGTCGGGGTCCAGTCCACCGGCCCGGACAGGATGGTCGTCCGCTTGGCCGCGTCCGGGGCCTCGTTCACGTTCCGGAACTCCCGCTCCAGGTCCGCGAACTGCTTGGGATCCAGGGACCCGGTCTTCGGGGCCACGATACCGGCGAGCCGCCCGCCCGTCCCCAGGACGTACGAGGCGTGCTGGTCCGCCATCGTCGTGATGTGGGCCTTCAGGAGCGCGGCCTCATAGAGGCCGGAGCCGATGTTCCCGTAGTCCGGCGGGTCCAGGTAAAAGGGGATGACCTCATCCAGGCGGAGCGGGGTCCCGCCGATGGGCCGTCCCCGCGCGTCGAAGGCGTCAGGATCCAGGACCCATCCGTGAAGGTTGCCCGCATCGTCCTCCGCGGGCCACATCCGTGCCGGGTTGATGTACAGGAACCCCAGGGGGAGCCCCGTCATCGCTTCCTTCTGCTCCTGGTACCAGAAGGCCATCCCGCACAGCCCCAGATGCCGGGACGTCAGTGAGGCGAGACCGCGCCAGGTGCTACACCCCGGCTGCTGTTGGGACAGGTTCGCCTGGGGCTTCTCCAGGAGGCTACGGACGATGCCAGGGATGCCCGTCCGGACGGTATCCGGGATCTCCGCGTCGTTCTCGTCCTCCAGGTGCCAGGGGAGGCCCGCCACCCGCCGCGTGACCGTACTCTCCGCGAGCCGGATCCAGGGGTTGACGTGATAGGCCATCTGCGCGGCCTTCATCATTCGCTGAGGGACCTTCTCCGCGGTGATCCGGTACGGACTCCCGTACTCGACCATGGCGACCCCCACACCGGTCGCGGCCTTGGCGGTGAGGTCGGACGTCGCGGTCCCCGCCCAGGGCGTCCCGTCCCACTCGCTGGTCATGCCGTGGTCGCCGCGGTCGCGCCGCCCCAGGTCCCGGAGCCCCAGCCGGTCTCCCCGATGTGGAACAGTTTGGTCGCCGCCCAGACATGGGCGTCCATGCGGTCCGGGGAGCCCATCCCGGGCTCGCCCGTGTATGAGGTCATCTGGTCCTCCAGGTCAGGGAACGGCGCTTCGTGGAACCATCTGCCCTGTTCGTAGAGGGCCGCGACCGGCTCCGCCCGGGTCCGCTTCCCTCGGGAGGCGTGGACGAGTTCGACCGGGACGGTGGGATCGATCTGGGCGATCACAGTGGATACGAGGTCCCCTCCGTTATTCGCCTCGGCTACGATCCGGTCCGCCTCGAAGTCGTGGTATGCCTGGACCGCCCGCCGGGCCCAGTCGGACGGCGATAGCCTAGCGGAGAGGTCCGCGAGTGTATAGCCGTTACCGTCCACGCCCCGCGCGTCCACGACGATACCGCACTCGTCACTGTCCTCGCTATTCGTCACGGACGGGTCCACTCCCACTACGACCGCCAGGAGATCCCTGACCGCCACCCCGCCGCGCTCGATCCTGGGGGCGGGCTTGTACATGATGTCCGCCCGCTTCCACAGGGCCCCGGGCACGTCCTCCAGGACCTCCGCCATCAGTTCCTGACGGCCCAGGCGGGTGCCCTCGTATTTGACGATGACCTCCCGGACGAACGCGTCCGCCAGGTTGGCGCGGTTCTCATACGTGGTGCCCTTCGTCAGGATCACCCGCCCGCGCGGATCCGTTCCCGGCGGCAGCGCGGCCCGGGCGACCAGTTCCTTCACCAGGGGCCGGGGCTTCGGGGTGGACGTCAGGACCGCCTGGGGGTGATGGCCCAGGCGGAGCCCCAGCATCGCCATATCGAAGGCGTCCTGGAGGTAGCGCCAAGCCGCGATCTCATCCATCCACAACTTGTGATGCTGAGGCCCGCGGAGCCGCTCCGGCTCGTCCGCCGAGTAGACCATCCCGATGGATCCGGAGGGGAACTCGATCCGCCGCCGGTTGGCGATGTAGCGAGCGGGCCGGTCCGGCGGGAATACCCCGATGATCCCTGACTCCCCCTCGACCATGACGTCCCGGGCGTCATCCATCGTCGCGCCGATCAGGCCGATCCTGGGGTTATGTTCGCTCCACTCCCGGACCGCCTCCGCCCCGGTCCTGGTCTTGCCCCATCCGCGGCCCGCCAGGGGGACCCACAGTCGCCAGTCGCCATCCGGGAGGACCTGCTCCGGACGGGCGTGCTGGCACTTCCCGGGGGTGTAGGTCTCCGGTGAGCGGTGGAAGGGACAGGCCACCCCTCGCCAATCGTAGCGGCGGACCCTATCCCTCCGAGCCCGCTCCGCGCTCAGGAGTTGCCCCAGGATCTCCGGCGGAAGCGAGGTGAGCCTCGATGCTTGCAAGTTCCTCCTCCGTCAGCCCCTCCAGGGCCTGGGCGATCTCGAACGCGATGGGCCCGCCCCCGGCCCCCGTGACCTCCATGCGCTCGGAGTAGTGCTCCGGATACCGGAGCCGGATCCAGGCGAGCGCGGCCTGCCAGGAGCCCTGTGAAATCGCTGAGCGGATCGTGGTGACCGCGGCGACGTGGGCCTCCGCGCGCGCGATACGGACCTTCTCCGACAACTCCCGATGAAGGGGGAGCGGTCGGCACTTGGAGGGCTTGCCGGACCCAGCGGCCAACCAGTCGTAGAGTGTGGTCTCGGAGATCCCCATGGCCTCCGCGGAGACCCGCATGGGAACGCCCGCCCGGATCCGGACGACGATCCCGTCCACGATCCCCTGTGTGATGAGGCTCTCCCGTCCGCGAGGCATGGGCCTACGATACCCCCTCTCTCGGCTTCCGCCAGGAGCCGCTGATGATCTTCGGGATCGCGCGGCCCCAATCGATCCGGTGGTGGTAGCGACTGTCCACCCGGAACCGGTGGAGCCGGACCGTCACACATGACGGGGCCATCATCACCGTGAAGAACGACTTCACATAGGTCCCGGACGCCAGGTACACGTCGGTCATACCGCCCGCCTGGGACTGGGAGCCCAGTTGGTTCACCTGGATCCCGAAGATCGTCAGGAACAGGTCCCCGCGCATCCCGCCGGTCACGTAGGTGTTCACGTCCTCGTTGATCCGGCCGACCCAGGAGAACGGGCGGTCGGTCCGCACGAAAAGAACGTTCATCGCCTTGCGTCGGGCGTGGAACCGGTATGACATCTGCCGTACCGCCGATCCGCCCATCGCTCCACCCGCATGGTCACCGCCCTGACTCCAGGCGACGCACATCGCCCCGGTGGCGTCCAGGAGGTCCAGGGTCGCCTCGATGGTCCGCCGGAACGTCCGTTTGATGATGGGGCTGGAGAGGATCAGCCCGGTCGGGATCCCCCGATAGGCCCCGCGTACGCTCCGCTCCCGGGAGAGCCAGCGAAACAGGAAGATCGTGTAGTCGTCGTCCAACTCCAGGAAGTGCGTGAGGCCCAGGTCGCGGGCGAACCCCCAGCAGGCGTTTCGGGCATACACGACGGTCCGGCGGTCCCCCCGGTTATCCGCTTCATCGAACGTCCGGGCGACCTCCGCCTTGGAGAACACGAGGACGCGTTCCGCGCCGAACCGCTCCCGGTACTGATCCAGGGTCGGGTCCTCGTCATCGCATACCAGGTACGTGTCGCCATCCCAACCCGCATTCCGGAGGGCTGTCCAGGTCACGACCTTATCCGGTCGCCCATGAGTGAGGATGAAGATGGCGAACCGGCGATCAGAGGACACCGTCATGCCTCCACTTGCCCCACAGCCACAGCCCGGACAGGATCAGGAGCGCACCCAGGGCATACCCGCCGTCAATCACCCTCCTCCTCCTCCCGCAACTCCTCTAGGGTGGCGGACAGCCGAAGGTAGCCCTGAGCGATAGCGTCATCCACGTCGATGATCACCAGGGCGGAGGCCTCCATGAGTCGCTGGACCTCCGGCTCGGCATGGGCGTAGAACTCCGCGATACGGGCCTAGTCGAACCGGACGTGACGCTGAGCGGCCAGAGCCAGGAACGCGGCGACCTCCTGGTCCATCCCCTTCGGGATGGCCCCCACCAGGGCATCCGCCTTCGTCCGGTCGAACAGGTCGCGGACCTCCGGACGTTCCCCGGTGATCTCGTAGTGCGGGATCTCGACCGTATCCGTGTACAGGTCCTGCTGGACCGGCTCCTCCGCCGCCAGGGTGGCGAGGAGGGCCGTCAGTTGCGGGTCCGAGTTCCGCACTTCCTGGAGGAGCGCGGAGAGGGCCTCCTGATCGCGCTCCGCGAGGGCCGTGATCGGATCCAGGGTGGCGAGGACGAGGGCCTCCTCCTCCTCGGACAGATCCACGTACAGGACCGGGACGGAGGGCTCACCGTGGGAGATCGCCTCCTCCACCCGGGCGTGCCCGTCCACCATGAACCCGGTGCGCTGATTGACGATCACCTGCTGGACCCAGCCAACGGAGTCCAGGGAACCGCGGAGGGCCATACGCTGGACCGCCGGATGCCGTCGCCAGTTCCGGGGGTTCGCTAGGAGTTGGTCCGGAGCCTCTTCTCCGGAGCCCACGATCCGGTTCCGCCACCCCGCCGCGGGTTGGGCCTTCGCCTTCGTCATCGCAGGGGCTCCTGGC